TTGAGCCAGAACACCCACATCAATTTTACCAAGTTGTGAGTATCGTTGCAACTCATTTATCACTCGACGAAAATCAGGGAAATGTTTTGTCACCAACTCGGCAACAACCTTCTTGTCGAACTCAATCTTTTCGGTTTGTAAAATGAATTCTGTTTTCTTCAGGAACTCGGTTGCCATCTTCATCTTCTCACCGTTCTTCAATCCGAATTCAATGACTGCCATTCGTGAATGAAGTGGTTCGATGATACGGTTCTTGTAGTTACAGGTGAAGATAAATGAACAGTTACTTGCGAACTCTTCGATTGCACTACGCAGTGCAGGTTGTGTTGAATTGGGATTTAGATAATCGGCTTCATCAATGATGATGACTTTGCGTCCACCAGTGAATGACATCGATGACGCATAGTTTTTTATCTTAACTCGGAATGTATCAATGCCCGATTCATCAGAACCATTGATTACTAGGTAATCGCATCCCACTTCCTGACACAGTGCTTTTGCCACTGTCGTCTTCCCGACTCCAGCGCTGCCTGTTAGAAGTAAGTTTGGTATTTGTTTCTGACTTGCGTATTGTTGAAAGACTTCCTTCAACCGTTTGGGTAGAATACAATCCTCGATTGTTTGAGGGCGATACTTTTCTGTCCATAACAAATGTTCCATTGGAACCTTTCACATAAATCATAATAATCAGAGAACCAACTCTCCATCCTTTACATTAATCCACCAAAATCCATTGTGTGTATTTACTTTACCGAAAGCGTCATAGACTGCAACACCAACACCAGGATGATATGGTCTGGTTATGTCATTCATTGTTTTGCGATACTCTTCTACGTTCTCGGCAGTGGGTATTGTTTCATGGTCATCACCACAAATAATTCCATTCGATTTGATTAACCGTTTTGCTTGAATCATATCGTAGTAACAACCATCATACCTATGGTCACCATCAATATAAATGAAATCAAATAACTCTGATTGAAAATTTTCAAGTAGAGGTTTTGAATCACCACGAATTACATTGATAGTAATATTCTTTCGTTTCGCCGATTCGAATAGTTGCACTTGTTCTATAGTCGATATCCATCCCTGATATGCTTTGGTATCATCACCACGAATCTCTGTACATTCCGAACTATCATTTGAAAATGGACGCCACAAATCCATCAACGTCAATGATGAACCTTCATGTAGTAAGTCTAACCATAATCTAGTCGAACCTGTTCCATACCACGTTCCAATCTCAAGCATATTAACTGGAGAAGTAAATGATTGAACTGTTTGAATCATTTTTTCTTTTCTTACTTCGTGCAATAAACTTTCCTTTTCGGATTTGTATGCTGCTGAAGATGTAAATTCTTGCATAGCACCCGATACAGTATCCATAACTATAATATTACTCATTTACTCACTCTCCATAAAAAAATTCTTCTAGCGTAGATTTATGTTCTTTTGCGATGCGACTTTCTTGAAGTGGTTTATAATCTTCATTCAGTTCACATCCCAAATATTGTCGTCCAAGTCTCAGTGCCATTGCTGCTGTCGTTCCCGAACCCATGAAAGGGTCTAGGACGATGCCATCAGTAGGAGCACCTGCCAGTATGCATGGTTCAATTAACTCTTCAGGAAACACCGCAAAGTGTGCTCCTTTGTATGGTTTAGTATTGACAGTCCAAACACTACGTTTGTTTCGTGTAGGTTTAATCATCAATGTACCATCTGCTTTTTTGTATCCACTGTGACCAACAAAACTTGTTCCACCACCACCCATACTGCTATCAAATTCTTTACGCACATTGGGTCGAGGTTGATTCATCGAATGTTTTGTTTGTCCTGGTGCTCCGTTCACATTCTTGTGTGTGTCACTTACACCACGAAGCATTCGCAACGCAGTTACATCTTGTATCGGTTCTTCTATTGCGGCAGAATCAAAATGATACCTATCTGATTTAGTCAATAGAAAAATATACTCATGTGCTTTTGTGCAACGGTCTTTGACTGACTCAGGCATTGGGTTTGGTTTGTGCCAGATAATATCCTGACGCAGATACCAACCATCAGCACGAAGTGCAAAGGCAAGCATCCACGGTATACCAATCAAGTCTTTACCTTTCAATCCTTCCAACTTATTGTTTCGAGTTGGACTGTGTGTAGGTAAATCTTGTTTGGTTCTAGCAACAGTCTGTTTGACAAAGGCATCTGTCCTACCACGATAGTTGTAGTAGGTGTCACCAATGTTCAACCATAGAGTGCCATCATCTTCAAGAACATCCCACACGCAACGAAATACTTCTACCATTGCATCAACATACATCTGTGGAGTTTCTTCTAAACCTATCTGACCACTACGACCATAATCACGCAGACCATAATAAGGCGGACTCGTTACGCAGGTTTGGGCTTTGATTCCTTCTGCTGCCCACCTACGCATAGTTTCACGACAATCACCAAATTCAATTAGGTTCATTTAAACGATTAACAACTTCAAGATATGATTCTTTGACATGCCAATCTGTTCCATTGACTCCAAAAATTACTGTACGCATCTGAAGTTTAGCATCATCATCAGGTGTAATCAATTCAAATACTGATGCAACGATATCAGAATTGATTGCAATTGATTCACCATCAAATGCTGATGATGCATTTGTAAACATTTTCATTGCCATATTATTTTCTCGCCTTTTCAAATGTAGAGCCTTTTTCAGTAGCAATCCAATACTGAATGTTGGCAGTTTCGTGTTTAAAGTTTGCAATACCTTTCGATGAAATCTTGATGGAATAACCACCAGAAATCACTTTGAGATTTTCTGTTTTAAATATCATGCAATAGGTATCACCATTACCATCAGCAATCTCAATCGAATCAGTGTGTGCTGCATCATTAGTAGAATCAAATGTTTTCACAAAGATTTTATTACCATTCGATTCAACAGCAATAAATGGTGATGATAGAACATTCGCAGCTCGTAGAACCCAATCAAGGTCTTCACCAGAAAGTTTCAATGTTATCTCTGGATTAGGCATCTCGATTGTTTTATCGGGAGGAGTAACGATCATACTAGCAGCACAGAAACGATATCGAATCTTGCTACGACCTTTCAATCCTGAGATAAGAATATTGTTATCTTCAAAATCAAAAGTGGGTTCTTCTTTATGTAGAGAGATAACAGAAAGAAGATTGTTTAAATCATAAACTCCAAACTCAGTTGGAATTTCTTCACTCACTACTGCTTCAGCCATAATATTTTTGCCAGTAGAAACGGTTCGAATCGTTTTACCTTTCTTAAAATATATTCCCTGATTGATTGAAGCAAAGTTTTTCAAGATACTTAGTGTATCATTAGAAAGTTTCATAATTATTTCCTTGTCAAATCATGATTGTGTATAGCCATGATAGCATAGTGTAAGACTTTCATCAAGTCTTTTCGGTTGTGTCCATCTTTTCTGCCGTATCTCTGAGCATACTTCATGATGTTGCCAATACAGAACCCCTCACCGTGACCACTATCCACGATAAATTCAGTCGCCTGAAATTTGTTTTGTGAATAGTGCTCACCATAAGTGGCGTCAATGTATTCTTTTATTTCTTTTAGAATACGGTCTTCACTGTATTTGTAATCAATCACAACTTACCAGTGTACTGTGCAACTGCTGGCATATTACCAGTGAATGCATAGGTACCGATATGCTGTGTTCTCATCCACGGACATAAGAAGATTTTTCCACCCATCTTGCGCCACATCTGACAGAACATATAGTCCTCTGACAGATAACGATCTGAACCACCACCAACGATAGAATCTTTGGTGTCAATTACAGTGTCAAAGTACGCATGAATGTATCGTGAACCATCAAAGTTGGCCTGACCAACATGGTCTGGTTTGTAACGAATGGTTGGATATTGTTCTGCCATCTTATCAAACACATGACGTTTGACAAGCATATGACCAGTTCCAATTTCCATCACTTCTAATGGTTCGGTTACAGAGAACTGTTGTGTTCCTGCAACAACATTGAAGACATACTCACCAACCAGATTCTCAAGTTCTTTTGGATTCAGGTCTGGATGTTTACGGGCTGTCTCTGCAATGTTATTCCAGTTGATAGACTTCTTCGGATACGGACCGCCAATAACATCTTTGTCGAGTGCAATCAGTGCCAGAATATCTTGTGGATTATAATGAATATCAGAATCGATAAACAATAAATGGGTAAAGTCTGTGCGAAGGAATTCATCGACTAGATAATTTCTTGCACGTGTGATTAGGGATTCGTTGAATAGGAAAGAAAACTTCACTTCAACACCATACCGCATCATCGTAGTTTGTAGGTCAAGGCAGGATTTTACATACAGTCCATGTGACATACCGCCATACATAGGGGTTGCTACAAACAGTTTTGTTTTTTTGAGCTCTTCAGCGTTTAGTTGTATTTGCATAATTTATCCATAAAAAAAGAGTGGAAGCACACAATATATATATGCTTCCACCCCACCAGAACCTAAACTATTTTAGGCAAAAGCGTTGATACCTTCAGCACGAAGAGCTTCAACACCAGCAGCAACAACTGCTTTAGTTGGTTTGCCCAAACGGTAGAAAGAAATCTTGCGACCGTCTTCAAGAGTGCGATTGTTCAGGTAAATTGCGTTACCTTCTTTACGCAGTTCGGCGATGCGACTTGTTACATCTGACACACCCCACTTTGCACGAATTTGTGCAGCGGTCAATGTGTTGTAGTCGGTGTCTGTTTTAGACAAGTAAGCAAGGATTTTAGATTTAACTGACATTACGAAATACTCCAAAAAATTTGACTGCTACAAGTAAGCAGTTGAAAGGCAGTCTTACTCTCAACTGTAACAACCATTATATCACGATGATAAGTAGTTGTCAAGTACATTTACGGCAAACATCAAAATGGGTCTGCAACTTCATCAGGTGCAATATCATCATATGTTTTTACTAACAGTGTTTCAGTATTCGCACCTGCATCAACCTTAGTATACAAGTCTAAGAATGATGCCTTAGTATCAGTATCGAAACGGTTTAGGCAGTATTCAAGTGCTTTGATTTTAGAACCGAATACACCATACGTTTTTGCGATATGAACCAAGCGACGAGTAGAAATCACTTCATCACAACCACCATCAGCAAAGGTTTTGCGAATCACATCTGCCCACGTTACGAGCTTCTCAGCAAATTCTTTATCAGACTTGCCGATAGATTCCAATTCCTTCGTGATGATCTTGCGTTCCACTGTAACAGGAGGCCAATCTTGCTCAAAGGTATTCACGAATCGTTCCAAGAATGCTTCATTCAGAACATTCGTAAACATGAAACGACCATCCTCCGAACCTTTACCTTTAGTATTTGCAGTTGCGAATACAGTAAAGCCAGCAGCAGGAACAACCACTTCATTCTTTTTCTTCAACAAGAAAGGTTTACCCTCAAATACACGTTGCAGTGAAGACAAGTTTGCAGCACCGTAATCAATTTCATCGATACAAAGAACTGCACCTTGTCGGGCAGCGACAGTAACGGGACCATCACGCCATTCCATCTGACCGTTGATAAGCACAAAGTTACCTAGTAAGTCACCTTCATCAGTTTCAGGAGTCATTGACACACAAACATACTTGCGTTTTTGTTTTGCACAAGCCTGTTCGATTGACATTGTTTTACCATTACCTGATTGACCAGTAACGAATACTGGAAAGAACATTTTAGATGCCACGATAGATTCGATATCATCGAAGTTACCGAACGGCACATAGTTTTCGTATTTTTGCGGTACAAGGTTATCCGTTTCAAGATCAGTAATCAGATTAGTGATTCGATTACCAATTTGTTTTTCAGTCGGTTTAGACATAGGAATAACTTGTGCTGCCAGATTGGGAATCTCAGCAGACGTTTTAGGGGATTTAGAAGATTTGGGAACTTTGTACAGACCACGACCAACACGATTTGCTTCATCTTTGGTAAACCAATAAGGATGAGCAATACCGATTTTTGCACAGATGCCGTTAATATCCTGAAGACTAACAGTCTTTTCACCAGTTGCAGTAACAGCATCCAAAAATTTAGCACGAACCGCAGAAACTTTTGCCATAATATATAAACTCCGTAATCACATTGAACAACCATTATATCCCATCTAGGTTCACTTGTCAAGTAGGGGGTGTTGTTTTTACGCAACACCCACACTTGTTTCCTATTTGGCAATACCCTGTATGAACTTGGTAATTAATACCCGATTCACTTGTCTGGTTTTATTGAATTTCATAAACGCTTTCGCAAGGTTAGTTGAATTCACTTTACCAGTTACTACAATTTCATCATCATTCGTTTCCAGATTTGAACCATCGGAAATCAAGAAGAATGATTCGTATCCATCAAGCTTGGAGTCAAGAAACTTTTCTTTTCTCAACTGACGCACATACTTCTTGATTGCTTCATTCTCTTGAAAGTAGGCACCTGGTATTTTACGAATTTCAGTCAACTCATCATTGACCAAACGAGAACCAATAATCTTACCCACCTTACCCGATGTAGGTACAATAAAGAAACCAAATAACTTTGTTCCAGTAGTTGAAGTCAACCAATTGGAAACAACTGCTTGCATAGTATTTTGCTGACTCTTTGAGTTGAACCCTACTTTCAATTGATTCTTACCATCAGTAATGAATACATTTTCACTTCGTGGGTTGAACCATTTTCTACTGTGTCGATCACCTTTTGCATGAACTGCGGAAATGTCATCAGCATCACCATCATGCACAATAACAGTGTTCACAATATCCAGATGATTCGTTTGACGGAACTCTTCTAGTATTGGTTTCAACGCAATAAGTGCTTCAATCAATGGTGTATTGCTCAACGATTCACTTGGTGGACGATGAAAGCTTCGTTGGGCATGTACTACACCACCGTACCCATACGAATTCATCAGGCAGCAAAGATTTTTTACTGCTTTCTGGAATGTAGCATTACCCATTTGCGAGTTGATTACTTCACGCAGATAAACCACATTGGTTTCCAAGTCACCGTCCTTCTTACTGAAGGTACTGTACATATCAGGCCACGATGACAGTTCATTTTTCTCAAGTTGTTTTTCCCATGCTTTCATTTCGTTAGGGTAATCGATTTGTCGAACTGCAATAGCATTACCAAAACCATATACTTTGAA